CGAACTCGCGGACGATGAGCCAGGCGGCGTCCTTGATGTTGGTGGCGCGGGCGGGGTTGATGATGTCGAAGCCGGTGAGCAGCTTGCAGTCCAGGTCGCCTTCGGCAACCAGCATTTGCCCGTCGTCGCTGATGCCTTCGACTTCGCCGGAGTCGCGGCCGGTCAGTTCGGCAACCAGATCCTTCACCCGCTGCACGATGGAGCGGCCGTCACTCTCGAAGGAGGAATCGGGCAGCACGTCCTCGGCGCCCACGCTGAGTTCGCCGCCGGCGTTGGGGTCCCAGCCGCTCTGGTAGAACCCGATCCCGGTGACCAGGATGATCCACAGCGAGTTCAGGAAGTTCTCGCCCTCCAGCAGGCGGTTCCAGTAATACTTGGCGAGTTTGTCCTGCACGCCGGCGGCGGCCACGTCCTCGTTGTCGGGGGTGGCCGGCGTCACCCGGAAGGTGATCGGGCGGCTGGTGACCATGCTGATCCAGTTGAGGACCGCAGGTTTGATCTTGTTGACATTGAGGGCGATCTGATCGGCTTGCACGTCATCGGAGGGGCCTAAGTCGCCCGACACTTCGTCGATGACGCTGTTCTGATCGCCGGCAGCCCAAGCGAGTTGTACCTTGGCGCGCTGCACCCAATGGATGTGCCGCGCGTCGTGGGCCTGCACCTGGGCGTCGATGAACGCCAGGAGCTGCCCGTCGCCGGGCTTGCCGTTCCAGTTGATTTGATGGACGCCGGTTACGGCGGAGCCGGAGTCGTTCCGGCCCCGCCGCGCTTCGGCGTCATGTCGTCCGAATGCCACTGGCTTCTTTCCCCCTCAGGAAAGCACGTCGTGGTTATGTGACGAAAGTCGCTGGCCGCGCTTAGGACTTACCGCCCTTGCCGGCCTTGTAGTCCTTGGAGCCCTTCATCAGGTCGCCTTGCCCGGAGTAGCCCGAGCATTGGCCCTTGGTGACGCCCTGCCCGCCGGTGGAGTCCCACTGCACGCCGTCCCGGTCGCGCTTGGTGCGCGTCGCCTCTTCGTGGTGAAGCCCGTCGTCTTTCTTCATTGGTCTTTCTCCCTAAGAGAATTTGTGGTGGTCGAAATCGAATCGAAAATGCACCGTCCCGTCGGACGGGCTGAGAGTTACTTCGCGGCATAGCACGCCGTGCTCGGCCAGCCTGAGCACCGCAGCGCCGAGTTTGGTCGCGTACTGTGCGGCGGCATCGGGGTCGAACACGATCTCTGTCTCGATGTCCGGGTCCATTAAGTACACCGGATTGGTTGGCGGCTCGCGCAGTTCGGCCAGCTTGGCGCCGCTCGGCTTTGCGGCCGCTACAGCCGCCTCCATCGCCAGTCCCGCATCCGCAATCGAATCACCCGTTGCCATCGTCGGCTGTCTCCTCTGTTGTGACGGGCACGCCCGCCTCTTGATTCACCTGCGCCCACTCCCGCTCGTTGTGCAACCGCGCCGCCTTGGCCTTCTGGATGATTTTGGCGATCGTGCGCTTGGAGCGGTCGATCACCCGGCACTTGCCTTCGTCGTCGGGATGCACGTCCAGGCGGTGCAGGAAAGAGCGCACCACGCTGTCGTGCCGCTTTTCCTTGCCCTCGATCTCGCGATTGAGCTGCGCGATGTGGCTCAGCAGCAAGCCGCGCCCGCTGTGGCCGGCAAAAAAGCCGAGCAGCAGCCCGAGCGCGAGCGCCGCCAGTGGCACGATCCAGGGTTGGAGTTCCATGGCTTAATTCCCCGCAGCCCGCCGCGATCCTCCCTGACTGCGGCGGGCGCGGGCGGTCATCCTTGCACGATCAGAGACGGGGTCTTCGCCTCTTCGGTCTCTTCCTTGACCAATTTCAGGTTGGGCGGCAGCTCTTCGCTGTTCTCCAGAATGATCTGGTTCAGCGCCTTGACCGCCTCCTTCACGTCCTCCACTTCCTGGGCCAGCTCGGCCACCATGCTGGTGATCCCGTGAAACACGCCGTCGTGGTCGTAGCGCATCTTCAGGGGCCCGGCGATGGGCGAGTGGTTTTGCCGCATGACTTCGTCGAAAACGATGCGCATCTTGTGGCATCGCTCCAAGAGGGTGCCTTCGATCTCCACCTGCCCCTTCTGCACGATGACCGGCTTTTGCTTCGGTGCGTTTTGTTTGCTGTGCTTTGGCATTTGCGAGGCCGTCCTTGTGTATTGCCACGTTCGCCCGTTATTGAGTCCCGTGGCCGGACCGTTGAGTGTGCCCCATGGACAAGGGCCATTCGCCTGCGAGCCCAGACGGGCGATTGCTTCTCGTGTGGCGAATGCAGGAATGAAGGTCTTAGCCGCCCGCGGCATCCACCTCGAAGCCGTAGCTGATCCACACGCTGATGACGCAGGTGCGGTCGCCGCCTACGCGAGCGAAGGAAAGCTGCACGCCCGGACCCCAGCCGTTGAGGTGGTCGTCCACCGAGAACAGCCGGGTCCATTTCTTTGCACCATTGAAGCCGGCGGCGCTGATGTTGAACGCCGCGAGAAAGGCGGTCGCGTCATCCACGGTCGGCGAGTCCGCCAGCGGGTTGTGAACTCGCTGCCCGGTGATGCTCACGTTGCTGTCGGCGGTGCCGCCGGAGTTGGTGACCTCGACGTGCAGATCGATGGCCATGGCCCCCTTCGTTTTCACGATGACCGTGGTCGCTGCGGCGCTGATATCCACCGCATCGACGATCTTCACCGGGGTGCCGAATTTGCGAAGAATCTGTCCCATGGCTGTGCAACTCCGTCAGGCGACGTTGCGCCCGTAAGGCCGGTAGCGTGAAGCGCCCGACCGTCGTTCTCGTGCCTTTTGCTTGCGCAGCACGTCCTGCCGCGCCGCATCGCGGAACGCCGCCTCTTGCAGGTCGCACGGGCCCGAGAGGCGCGACAGCCCGCGCAGTTCACGTTCGATGTTCAGTTCCCGCCGCTGCTCTACGGAAAGCTCTACCGTCTTGCGGATGGGTAGCGTGCCGTCGATCAGCGTGTTGAGCCGGTGAATGCCGTCCATCACGTCGTCGCCGGTTGCTCCCTCGATGTCCTGCTCGCGCTCGGCGTAGCTGGCCAAGGCGATGTCCATGTCGTTGTAGAGCACGATAACTTTGGGCAGCGCTCGATCAGCCACAGACCACTCGAAGGACTCACCATTCGGACCGGGTTTCCACTTCACTTTTTCCCACGATTCGCCGGGCACCCAGCCGCTGAGCTTGTGAATGTCGTCGATGTCGTGCAGATCGGTGCGGCCCTTGCCCACCGAGTCCTCCACGTAAAGCTCGCGGTAGACGTGAACATGGCCCTGGAAGTCGCCGAACATGACCGCGTAGCGCAGCGCGTCGCAGTTGCTCACCAGGATGCCGTTGGCCAAATGCGTGCCATGTTCGGTGGCGATGGAGTACACCCGGATGGGTTCCGGGCGGACCTCGACGCTCTTCACCGCCATGCGGTTCATGCCCAGCACGGGCATATCGCGAACTGCGGAGGGGTCGGGCTTCATGTCCCAGCCCACGATGGGGCTAAGGATCTGGCCGGGGTCCATGATGGAACTCGGCCTTGTCTTTTTCTTTTTGTCGCCAACCGCGGCGGCGTTTTTACTTTTGGGCCTCTGCTCGGACCGTGCGGCCATGACATCGCGCCGCCATTTGCGGTCGCCGGCCAGCACGCAGACCTCGTGCCCTTCGATGGCGTCGGCGCGGCAGAAGCCGCCGTCGGCCAGGGCGAAAGGATGATCCGGCGTGCAGCGCACCCAGCGGCCGTCCTCCAAGGTGACTTGCACCAGGGGCGACGTTCCGGTCTCGGTTGCGCCAACTTCCACCAGGGCCCAGCCGCGGTGGGAGCGTACGATGTCGCCGCGTTTGATCTGATCGATGGACTGGGGTCCATACAACGTTTCGATGACGGTTCCCGCCGGGAAGCAGGCGTGATCGTCCAGCTTCACCGGGCGATCCTTGCCGTTTCGCTTGCGGGCTTTCTCGTCGAAGTGGTAGGCCAGCATCTCGCGGTGCAGGTTCACGCACGAGGGGTCCATGGTGAAGCCGGGGTTGGCGTCTTTCCAGTGTGCGATCCACAGGCAGGCAAACGGCGCCACGCCGCCAAAGTCAACGCCGCGAACACGCTCTGCGTCACGTGGGCGCAGACCCAACTCCAAAAGCGATTCGAAGGTTCGGACGTGCTTCTCGGCGTCGAAGCCCGGGTAGCAGCGGCCCTCGGCGTACATGAACGCTTCCGCCGGCGTGTTGGGCAGTTCGCGCTTCAGTCGCACCGGGTTGTTGGCCAAACGGCGGACCTCGGCGGCGTACCATTCGTCGGTGCGATCGGGCACCGAGCGCCAGGGCAAGAACACCGGGTAATACTTGTTCTCCGGCGCGTTGGTAAACACTTCATAGAAGTCACCGTACGGGCCGGCAGCAGTGGAGATGGAAACGATCTGCCCGTCGGAGCGCTCGACGGAGAACTCGCAGCCTTCCCGCGACTCCTGAGCCTGCGGAATGTAGGCGTGCTCGTCGAAGATGATGAGGTTCACGGTCATCGATCGACCGGCGGCGTCACTGCCGGCGATGGCCGTCAGGATGCTTTCGCCGTCGGGGTGCCGGAAGGCCAGCTCGAAACGCGAGTTGGACTTGATGGGCACCTTCATCCAGTCGGGCAGGTTCTTGTAGATGAAGCGCACACGCCGCAGGAACGCCTTGGCGTAGCTCTTGTCCTGTTGCAGCACCACGGCCTCGAAGTTGGGCTTGGTGAGCATGCACCACAGGGTGTAGGCCGCGGTCAGCCAGGTGATGCCGCACTGGCGGGCCTTGAGGCACACCAGCCATTTACCGTCGGCGAGCAGTTCGCTGATGCGCCGCTGATCGGGATAGCGATCGAAGGGGATGGCCCGCCGGCTGCGCTTGTCCTCGATGCGCGCGTACTGGTCGCAGAACACGTCGAACGATTCGACGACGGAGGTCAGCTTTTCCGGGATGCCGATGGCGGTGGCGACCATAGGAAGGCGAGTTATGTTGCCAGAGTGATCGAGACTTCCTGCCCGATTTGAAACTTGGCGGCTTCTTCGGCGTCGAGGTTTAGCTCGATCATCCTCAGGGGGCCGGACGGGCACCAAAGAGCGATGCGATACACCACGGCTTCGGCGCCATCTCGCTCCTTGATGCTGCTATGCACAGACGTTACGCGCAGCTTGCAAGTCATTTCTTTTTTCCTCCTGCTTTTCCTTTGCGGTTCAGTTTGGCGATGTGCTCGGCGGCCCACTTGCCGTCGTACTGCTCCGGCTCTTCCCCGTCCTCTTCGTCGTCCGCATCCGCCGCGGCTTTCGCCGCTTTGACGCCGTCAAGGGCAAGGACCAGCTTGGCGGCACGGAAAAATCGATCGCAGGCGATACACAGCTTGCTAGCAGATCGATCACAGGCACACCCGGCTGGGTAGCGCTCCATGATGGCGCAGGCGCGAGCACGAATGAGTGCCCGGGCGTCGGCCACACCGAGGTTCTTGGTCTCTGCCTTGGGGTTGGCGAACTCGAAGTCAGCCTCATCGGCTGAAAGCGGGATCTCCGGGGTGCAGCACAGTGAGTCGTCCGCGGGAGTCGAGCCCTTCGCGTCGTCCACAGCGACGGCAGTGAAGTCGCAGCCATTCGTTGCATCGGTGAACATCTTGGAGCTGATGGAGTCCACAGTTGGAACAAGTGCGGCGCACCTGCAATCGCGGGGGATCGACGGCTAACTCCTTGTGCAGCAAGGAGTTCCATCGCTTCTGTAGCTCTTTAGTGTGACAGTGGCTGGAAGATTTTTTCGGCGGCACGTGGTTTTTGCGCCTAGCTTTGGCCGTCCTCGTCATCTTCGTGATCATCCCAGGCATCGCAGTAAGCGGACGCATCGCGGCGCAGTTTTTCGTCGAGGATCATCGTCCCGTACTGGCACAACCCGGCGGCGGCCAGCATGCCGCCGGAGTAGGCCATCCGCCGTTCCTGGAAGCCGGGCTCATTCTTGGGCGCGACCGTGTAGAGAACGAAACTGGTCACCGCGCGGCGCTGAATCTCTTCGATCAGATCGCGCATGGTGGCGAAGCGCAGCGGCGGGCCGGCGTCAGTCTGTTCTGGCTGCTCGATCATCGACTTTCACCATCCTTGGCGATCCGCCTTCGAGGAATAGGTCGGCGGCCGCTTCATCTTCGACGATGCCAACGTGACTCCCTTCGTAGTGGCCTCTAGATAGTTTCCCCTCGTAGCATGCGAGGCCGAACGGGACGAACTTGACCGCGCGCCCGTTGCTCGGATTCACCTTTTTGACCGCTCCGTCATCACTCACGAGAATGTTCATGGCATCCCCAGCGGTCGGTCCTTGCTGCCAAAATTCGTGCTTGCTTCGCAGTCGCTGCCACCACTTGTTTTCCAGTCGCGCGAGCTGTTGCTGGTGTCGATGCTTTAGCCCGGCGCGCGTGAACCGCCAGAAGAACCATGCCAACTTGAGCCTCAAGCGTCGGAGTTTTTTCATGCGAAATCCGTCTCCGGGTTGTGCAGCAGGAACGGTTTCGGCTCGCGGCGGAAGGCCCAGCGGACCAGCCGGCGCAGGCGCGAGGGTGGCTTAGGCTGGATGCCGACGAGGCACCCAGACGAGAAAGCACGCCCGAAGTCCGCGCCGACCAGGTACATTTTTCCCGGCTCCACGTAGGGCGACTGGATCAGCCGCATTGTCTTGAGTAGGTCATTGACGGATGGGACTTCGAGGGGCTTACTGGTCGCGGTGCTGTACGCGCCGGGGCCGGGCGGCAAGCCGTAGAACGTCCGCCAAGCGCTATCGTCTTTCTTGGGCGCGCAAGCCTCGTCGACCATGGCCTGCGTGAACGCTTCCACCTGCTCCGGAGAATCGAAGCGTTCGTACGCGCGCTTGCACGCGCTGCACTTGCCGTAGCGCGGACCGTCGGGGCGGGAGTGAATCCAGCCGTGCAGCTCCATCTGGAAACGGATCACCGCGTCGGTCTTGGTGAACGTGCAGCGGTCATCCCCGTGAACGATGCCGTGAAGCAGCGCCTCGGGCGTGACTCTCTGGATAAGTTGGCCGCGCTCGTTCGCACCGAAGTAAGCCCTCTGTCCCTGCAAGAGGCCGATGCCGTTCCACTTGATCTCTTCCGGGCACTTTGGCAGGTCCTCGCCGAATGTCAGCCCAGCGCCAGCCGTAATATCCACGTGCGGCTTGGCGTCGTCGACCGCGTGGTCGATCAGGCATCTCATGTCGGAATTGTCGCGGCACGCGGCCGCTTCCAGCCCGTCGATGAACGCGCCGTCCGCGTTGATCCACCCGGATCTGTTGGCCAGGCGGTAGAAACCCCGGGCGTTGAGCACCTGCTCGAAAGGGAAATCTGCTCGTGTCATTGCTGCGCCTCCGTGCGGGCGCGGACTTTGAAGATCGCGATGTCAAACGTCAAGAGGGAGTGCCTCCGTGCTCGCTGGAAAAATAATCGGGGAAGCCCCTTGCGGTATAGCCTACTTTCAGCTAAAGGTATGCCCGCAGTCAGCCGATAAGGATGGCGGCAGCAAAAAGGTCCCGTCAAGACCAGCAATCATAGATCCAGGGCCGGCTCACCGCCGGAACTCGCTCGCGCGTTTCTCTGACGGGACCACGCGCGAGCCCTTTTTTTTGGAGCCAGGGATGGCCTCGGTAAGCCATACAAAGAAACGTGGTTGCCCCCAAGGCGTTCCCTGCCGCATCGATACCGCCATTGAGCAGCGAAACACGCGAATGCGTGAACTCATGGCCAGCGGAGTCCCCAATTCTGCACTGGCGCGATTGTTCGGGATTAGCCGCGAGAGGGTACGGCAAATTCGAGCACGCCTCGGTTTCCCGGCAACGAAGCGCCGCGGCATCATTAGAAACATTGACCTAGGAAAAAAAGTAAGCCTTCCACTTCTTCCGCCTAATGACATCCACTGGCGTACATGCGAAGCGTTCGTGGGATATGCGGCTGGGTGCGATGGTTCCATTTGGCGGCTGCGAGACAACAGGCTCATAAAGCCAAAACGTTCAGGACTTGGTCAGTACGCTCAGTACGATTTTTTCATCGATGGAGGCACCGTGTTTACTCTAGTCCACACGTTCATTGCTACAGCGTTCCACGGGAAAAGACCACCTGGCCTGGAATGCGACCATATTAACCGGAACAGAGGCGACAACCGAGCAGGCAACCTGCGGTGGGTTACGAGATCAGAAAACAGGCGCAACAGTGACCGTTACGAAAGAAGCCACGGCCAATCGCTCATTGGCTCAGTGCTACCGTGAACCCCAAGGATTGGCAACATGGCCGGTGATTGGATCAAGATGCGGATGGAGCTCGACACAGACCCCGCCGTGATGATGATCGCCAACTGCACCGAGCTGGATCTCTATGCTGTTGTTGGACGACTTCACAAGCTGTGGTCGTGGGCTGACGCGCACACTGCGTCGGGCAGAATAGACGGTGTCTTTGGTGACGACATCGATCGCCTTGTTACACAATTTGGTTTTGCAGAGGCGATGAAAAGTGCGGGCTGGCTGGAGATCGATCAGCGCGGAGTTCTGTTCCCACGCTTCCATCGACATAACGGTAAGTCAGCTAAGGACAGAGGTTTACGTGCGATTCGGCAGGCCAATCTCAGGCTACGCAAGAGTGGCGCTGCGCGCGCCACGAAAGCGCCACCAGAACCGAACCGATCCGAACCGATCCGATCCGAATTAAAACCGGACCGGTCCGGTGGCACTAATGTGCTCGTCGGGCCGGCACCGAACCGGGGCGGGATGTACCTCACGCAGGCGGCATTTTTAGACCGCTTCCTCGTCAATGTCTCTGACGCCTTGAAACTGAGCAGCCACGAGCGGCAGTCTCAAAAGCGTTCCATCTACGCGGTAGGCCGTAGGCTCTGGAAGTTTGAGGACAAGATCGGCGCAGCCGCACAGGCGATAGAGATGGCCCGCAGCAAGGTTGGCGTGGGCCTGGACAGCCCAATCAAGGCTTGGCAGGCCACAGTAAACGAGCAATGGCCCAAGGAGATCCAATGTTAACCGACCACATTCAAACCCGAGTCGCCGTGGTGCTGAGCATCAAGTGTGCCGGGTGCGGCAGCGAGATGAGCCAGCACGACATGCCCATCCGCGTTTTCGCGCGGCTCATCGTCGAGCAGTACGGCTGGACGGAGTGCGGCACGAAGCCGCAGCCGTTCTGCCCGGTATGTGCAATCGAAGGAATCGAAGGAACCCCAACCGAGGAGGCCAAGGATGGCACCGCAGCAACAGACAACACGAACCAATGAGCGCGATCTGCCGTGCGACATGGATGCCGAGATGGGCATCTTGGGTGCCATGCTGCTCAGCCTCGACGCCATCGACGAAGCAACTCAGGTGATCACGGATGCGGACGCCTTCACGCGCACGGATCACCAAGTGCTCTACGAGTTGCTGCGCGACATGCGCGCCGACGGCAAAAAAGTGGACTTCATCACCGTCGGGAACGAACTGAAGCGACGAGGCAAGCTCGAATTCATCGATGGCGGGATGCAATACCTGATCACGCTCGCCGAGAGCTTTGCGCAAGTGGCTAACGTACCGTACTACGCAAAGATCGCTTGGGAAGCCCACCAGAAGCGACGGTTGATTCAGATCGCCGGCCAGTTGCGCGAGCAAGCCTACAGCCCCACGACCGAGGCCGCCGACCTTGTGGCCGAGTTCGCGCCGCAGCTCGACTCCGCCGGCGTCCGCAACGCCAGCAATGAGCCGCGAAAGCTCAAGGACATCGCCGACACGCTGCCCGAGTGGTGGGAGCGCACGCAGTCCGATTCAATCCTCACGGGGATCACAGCACTCGACGACTCATTGGGCGGCCTGGAGCGGCCCAGCTTGGTCATCGTCGGCGCACGCCCGTCTGTCGGCAAAAGTGCGTTCCTTCTGCACCTGGCGAAGCAAGCCGGCCGCAGCGGCATCCCCGTCCTGTTTTTCGTGCTCGAAGCGGGCGAGATGCGCACCGCCCAGCGCTTCGCCGCCAACCTCGTGGGCCAAAGCACTGGTTTTTTGCGGCGCAACGCATCACCCCAGGATCGCCGCTTTGCGGTGGACGTGGTGCGCAACGACAGCAGCGGCGAGAACATCTACCTCACCGACAAGCACATCACGCTGCAAGACATTCTCGCTACGTCTCGACTCTACGTGCGCCGCCGCGGGGTGAAGATGGTCATCGTCGATTACCTGCAAATCGTGCAGTACGTGGGCAAGGCGCAGACGCGCGACCTCGAACTGGGCCGCATCAGCCGCGGGCTTTCCCGCCTGGCGCTGGACAACGACGTGCAGGTGACGACGGCCGCGCAGTTGCTGCGGCCGGATCGCAACCAAAAGACGGAGAAGCCGCCGAAACTCTCTGACCTGCGCGAGTCAGGCAACATGGAGCAGGATGCCGACATGGTGATTCTGCTGCACCGCCTGGTCGCGGATCGCTACAGCGAGCGAATGGTCAAGGACGTGGACATCGACGTGATCGTGGCCAAGAACAAGGACGGCCCCACGCCGGCGTTCACCCTGCGGTTCAACAAGCCGACGTTCAGTTTCTCGGCGGAAGCCAGCGTGGCCCAGGACGAAGAGCAGCAAGCCCCGGCCCCGCCGGCGCAAGTGGAGGCGTTTTGATGCGCATCCCAAGTTTTGATCGCGACTACGTGTACCTGGTGCACGTGCTGCGCGGCGGCATCGAGCACGCGGTGTTCCGGCGCGGGCCGTTTTCGACCTGGGCGGTTTACGTGCCGATTGGCAGCTCGCGGCGCTTGTACGTCGCGAAGTCGCTGAGGAGATGGCTATGACCCGCAAAACCCGAGTCTATGTCGCCGGCCCCTACAGCCGTGGAGATGTAGCCACCAACGTCCACGACGCCATCGACGCCGGCGAGTCGCTGCTGCGCGCCGGCTTCGCACCCTACGTCCCACACCTCACCCACTTTTGGCATATGTTCTACCCCCAGCGGTGGCAAGTGTGGATCGACCACAACCTGGAATGGCTCCGCGCCTGCGACGTGGTGCTGCGCCTGTTCGGAGAATCAAAGGGCGCCGACATCGAAGTGGCCGAGGCCAAGCGGCTGGGCATCAAAGTGTTCGAGGACATCGACGACGTGCTGGGCATGCCGCGGGAGGTGGAAGCGTGAGAGTGCTCGCTGAATTCTTCCATCCGGAAAAGATGGATGGTCGCACCGTGCTCGTGGTCACGATGCGAGACGGCTACTGGCTTGAAGATGCCGAACGCCAGCTCATCGAAGCTGCCTTGGCCCGGCACAGCGGCCGGCGCATCAAGACCGTTGAACTGCTGGGCATGGGCCGCCGAACCTTGGATATGAAACTGGCCGACTTCCGGACGCGCAAAAACGCATTAGAGGCCCCAGGTTGAATCCGACCCCCCGTCCGGGTTCACCACGCCGGACCGAACCGCCCAACGCAAGGGCGCAACGGGAAACCGGCTGGAACGGGGCTTACAAACGGCTTGCAGATGGCTGAAATCGAAACCAACCAAAGGAACCCAAAGCTCTGCCACTGCGGCAACCCGGCCCGCGAAGGCCAGCGGAATTGCCACGTATGCCATGCGGAAGCGCAACGCAAGTACCGAGAACGTCAGAAGTTACGGATGAAAAGGCTGGAAGCCGCGGTGCTGGCGCTAGTCGGCACGTGAAACGGTCGGTCGCGGCGAAACTTTAGAAAGCGAGAGTGAGCATGGACGCAAGAGCTCCCGCCGAAGTCCGAAAGCTCGCCGAAGAAATTCTCAAGGCAGGGGCTTGACATCGGACATCGAGTTGATCAACGTCTTGCCTCGTTGGCCTGATAAACCGACGCACATAGCCGCCCGCCACACCATTTGGGCGATTTACTGAACCCGCGTTTCTCAGGCCCGCGGGTTCTTTTTTTGGTGGCAAGGGAATGCCTAGCTTCGTTCGTCGAGGTCGACGCAGCCACAACGCACTCAGCAGACTCCGGTCCGCAGACCGAGCCAAGGGCCGCTGGGATGGCAAACCAACGAAGGCTAAGCGACTTACCAAAGCCGCCCGTCGACGAGCCAAACGACTCGCCGCCCGTCGACGAGCATCGCAAGGCATTACCCCGCAACCACCAGCACAGGCGAAAACGAAGAAGGACGGAGGGTGGAAGAAGCGCACTTCCGACCAACTCGTCGACGCCCCAGCTTCAGCCATAGGAAACATCGCAGAGCACGTGACGTTCGTGGCGAACCATGAACAGCCAACCGTTAGTCAGCCGGGCGTAACGGAGCATATCCCCGGCCAGAGACAGGAAACTCACTAGCTCCAACGGCACGTGCAAAACGGGTGTTTTCGCAAGTCTCGCCGGCAGGACTTACCCCAAACTGCGCGCACCGTTCATACCCCAGAACCATTCCCAGAAACCTCCCGCACCAAACGTGGTCCCCTGGGAACCCAAACCATCCGGGGGGCCCCAAAGGCAACAACGACCCTGTGAAGGAAAAGACGGGGCAAGAAAACTCTGACTTCTCTGACTTCTCTGCCGCCAAACGATGGAAAAGGCCACAGGCCAGCCGCGTATGTCACCACAGGGGGATATACGAACGCCGCCCGCCCGCCCGCGGGGGTACCGAAGCCCAGCGGGGGGTCCCAAGCCCCTCCGCGAGCGCCATGATAGGGGTCGCCCGAGGCCCGATCGGCACCGGACCGAGGCCGCCAACGACCAGGTGGGTGGATGGAGAGGC